TTTTTCTGACCAGCTCTTCATGCCTTGAGATATCTTTTGCGGATATTCCATAGATTTCATATCCTCTGGAATTTTCGCATCAAATCCCGTTATTACGTCCGGGCTACCTGCATTATTCTTCTTTCCCATTATTCTACTCCTCCATCTTTAGGCTTTGGACGGCTCCAGTCTGTTTTTAAAACCAGGTCTGGGAAATCTCGTAAAGCTTGCCCCCCCGAATTGCGGTAAGCCTCGAAAATCTTGTGGCGCTGGTTCTGAAGCTCCAGGTTCTTCAGCGTGTGCTCGCTCTTCACCTTCGCCATACCTGTAAGGTAGAGCTCGGTAGCCTTGCGGCGGCCGTCGCGGATGTTGCGCTCGAGCGCATCGAAGTGAATCTTCTTGCGGGTGAACTCCTGCTCTGCTTCAAACTTATCTCTCAGAACTGCCTCATGCGCTTGGTTGGCCAAATCCTTCTGACAGTCGCACTCCTGCTGAAGCTGGATCTTCTTGCGCTCGAAGTCCTCACGCTCCTTGTTGATGGCTTCGGTGTTCTCTACTAACTGACGATGAAACTCGTCGGTGGTCATTACCTCGGCTGCTGCCTGGGTATTGATATTCTTCTCCTGATTCATAATTTATTAAATGTGTTATGCGTTAATAATTCTCTGCGTGCAAAGGTACGGATTTTCTGCCTTTGCGCAAAGGACAAACATATGAGTGATGTATGGCTATTTTCCCTCTTCTTCTACCGGGCGCCAATATACTGCGAAGGTGTTGCACTCATCGAAGCTGTCGGCATCGCTGCCTTCTGTCCAGATAAAGGGGATGCCGCCATCGTAGCGCATTCCATCGGCAAGCATTACGCTCTCGTGGCATGCATCGGGTGTGCGGGGATCGTGGAATCTTACCTTGGCTCCCTTCTTGAAGCCTTCAGACACCTCGAGGAACTTCCTCGACTTGAAGATGAACAGGCTTCTGCCTGCTATCTTGTATTGGAGCAGGCCGCTGATAGTCATGCAGCATACCTTCTGACTCAGTTCCATGGCCTCCTTGTCACTGAAGGTTTCTTCCGAGTTAGAGCTGATCGTTGTCAGCGTGGTGTCGGGATAGAACATCCTGTATTCTGCCACGCGCTCAGCAATATCCGCTAAAACATCTATATTCTCCATACTACATCACCTCCCCTCCGAAAAGATAACCACCAACTATCATCACGCACACGAAGCTGACTATGCCAACTATGGTCTTCACTACCTCGCCATACGTAACCGTTTCCTCACAGAGGTGCGAGAAGGTCTCGCTCTTGGTATGCCAAAGGCGGCATGCCTCTGCCTTCACCTCTTTCTTCAGGGCTTCCACGCCCTCACCTACACTTGCGCCCGCAGGGTTCATGCCCAGCTGATGCGCATTCAAATTAATAGAATTCTGCATAATTGCCATCTTGTTTCCATTATAGACCGGCCTTGATGTATAGATACAATGGTGGCGGTCACATTCACCGCTGGAAACAAGATGGTAGCTTTCCCTGAGAAGGACAAACGTAATCTTACGGATCATGCAACCGCCATATCGTAAATACCTTTTCCCCGCTGCCGGGAAAATGATACTTTAAAGGCATAAAAAAAGCCCACGGCGTGAAGCCTAGGCGAATACTGTCGCCATCTCAGAGTAGATTACTACTATCTTGTTTCCGTCGGCAAAAGTACGAAGAAAATCCGGAACCACCAAATATTTTGCGGAAAAAATTCTCACGGTGGGAAAAATTAACATAAAAACATGCTGTAGAGCATAAAATCGGGGTGATTCGGGGAGGGAGGAGGAATGAAAAAGCCCCGATGCATTGCTGCACCGGGGCTGAGTTGAGTTATTGAACATGTTAGCTATGCTAACTGCAATGCGCCACAAGGCTATGGCGACTTCCGTCTTATGGGGAACGATGACCCCAGCCTCATTATATCCTGTCCGCAGCCGCACGCAAGCGATTGGAAACGTCGCAAAGTGCTCCACGGAGCATAACCTTCTCCTCTTCGGTGAAACCGCCTACACCGCCATTTCCGTCAATGCCATCGAGCTTATGATAAAGCCATGATGCCGATTTCCCGAAATAAGCGTGTGCTATCTCGCGCCATGATACCGTCATCTGAATATCCTGTATGCGCTGCTTTACTGTGCTGTCCTTAGCCTGCTTCATTGTTATTTCCATAATCTTATGCTTTTTAATGCCCTCCCCGAAGGGAGGGGTTCTGTTAATACTTGGTGTAATACTCGGGTGGCTCAATCATCTCATCAAACAGCTGCTGAGCGTACCATAATAACTGTGGATTACCTCTAGGGTATGACTTTCGGAAATTTCTGATAGCTTCTATCAGTTCTTCCTCTTTTTCTGTTACTAAAATCTTTTTCATTTCGTTTTCTTTTAAGACGCTGCAAAGATACTACTATTTTTCGTAGTAGCCAAATATATAGTACGAAAAATCGTAGTATTAACTATGTTTAAGCTTTCTATTCATGAAAAGATAGAAAATGAGCGGGAAAAAGTGTATCTTTGCAGAAAAGAAATGTTTCACCTATTAATATATATAAGGTATGGAAAAGATATATGGTTTCGTAATCATAAAAAAGGGCCCGTGCATCCGGAGAGCAGTCCTTCAGCACGAGCCACTGTGAGAGTGTGCGCCTGCAAAGATAGCACTTTTCTTTGAAACCATCAAACATTTGGCTGATTATTTTCAGAAAAGGCACGAAAAAGCCCCGATGCTCTCGCACCAGGGCAGGAATGCTTTTTATTATTTGTTTGAAATCCCGTTCCTATTCCGTACAGAACGGACCCGATAAGAAACGGGTGGAGCGAATTATTAACACACGCCTGTGAAACATTCTAACCATTAGTAAAAAAGAAATCTACACGTACTTAACGTATGAGTTGATTATAGCATATCTTTCCCCTAATTAACTCAATCATTTAAAGCTTTTAATATTCTATCATCTATTTGGCAAAAATAAGCAATTTGGGATAGGAGAGCCTGGTATGTGGATTCTGGCTCACCACTTCCATGCGCACAGCCTTGGTTCCGTATCTGAAGAAGAGGAACTTCTTCGGTACCCTATGTATAATCATCTGCAGGGTATCCCTGATCTCTATATGGGCATGGAAGCTGTCGGCCTCCAGGGACCCCCGCAAACTCACCCACGGATCACTCCAGGATATTCTCTGCGGGGGCATATAAAGAAGCATATCAGAACGTTGCGCTGTGGTATCTGTAGAGTCGGAGGTAACGGCGGTATGGATATCTACCGAGGACGAAGAGGAGGTCCTGGCTGCTGCCACCATCCGGCTGTTCTTGATCTTCAGTTCCTTCTTGGTAACGGCAAGGAGAGAATCGGGGTTACGCTTTAGGCTGGACGGCTTCAGCAATATGGCTGAAACTGATGCCATCGGCTTACCTGACTGCGTCTGCCCGATCTCCACCTCACCGTTATGAAGTAGTAAATCCTGATTTCTGCTGGTGCGCTCACAATACTTCTTGTAGTTATGGCATTCCCGCAGCGACATCACTGCCGCCAGAGGAATGAGCACCAGCACAACAACCTTAAGAAAACTCGAAAAACTAGTTTCTTGCATCTTCACAACTAACTAAACACTAAACAAAAAATTAAAAAACTACTGACTATTAACTAATAAACCTATAACACTATCTTATCTGCATTTTGACTTCACGGTCTTGATGATCGAGGTGATAGTAGTGAGGTATGCCGGATCTGTGGCATACTTGCACCCCACCCCGTCGCAAATCTTGCGGGCAAACTGGTAGGCATCCTTGCGGAACGGCCAGGCATCCTTGTAGCCCGACTTCTGGAAGAGTCGCTCATGCTCCTTCAGGCATTCGCCTATAGAGGAGAAATCCTTGAAGGCCCGTTCTACCGTATAGTAGTAGAGGTTCTTGTTCTTCACCTTGCATACGGAGATGACGCGATCGGGAGCCTTGAACTTCTGGTTGGGAGTCTTGAGATACTCGTGGGTCTTCACCATCACGATAGGACCATCCCACTGGCTTCCCTTGGTGATGCCGAAGAGGTTGGCATTGCCGATCACCTTGGAACCCCATCCCGTCTCAAGCATAGCCTGGGCGGTGACGAATGCAGGATCTATTTCCGTGTTTGCCTCCACGGCTGCAGCATATACCTGCCGGGCGAAGGCCATCTGAGTTTTGTTTGGCATACCTTATATATATTAATCATTTAACGAATCAAACTTCTTCCTGGGCATCCTTGTCAGAGAACCTGATAGGCTTGCCGCTGATATATTCTCCGCTGTCGTTGAAATCCTTCATACGCTTCACGAAGTTCTTGGGCAGTATGGGATATATCGCCTGGATGTTCTCTATGATGGAGAATATCTCCCTCACCATCATGAACACGCAGAGATAAGTACCAATCCACTGCATCGGACCCACCACAGTGCCACCGACGGTGGCATGGCTGGCAAAATTACTGAGAATCATCAGGAAGATATATATCACAATCTTGCGGGTGAACCGGGAGAAGAACGATTCGCTCGATGCATCCTTGTGAATGAAATGCTTCCACACACCCAATATGGTATCGATGGTGATTGCCACCGCTATCCACTTGGCAAACTCCCAGTCCTGATAAACATACTGGAACCCCTCCGTCACTATCGTGATCGGGAGTGATGTGATTGCTATCATCGGTATATTACGTTTTAATTGTTTCATATCGAAGGTCTTTTTGTTGTAAGACGTTGCAAAGATACGCTTTTTCCTGCAGCTGGCAAAGGACTAGCCTTTCATCATCCTCCGGGCTGTGCGGTGCGTGTCCAGGATATCTGCGCCGGTGGCAGAGAGCATCAGCGTCCACCCGTAGCTCTGCAGCTCGGCAGAGACGAAAGGAATGATCTCGCAGTTGGCCACGCTGTTGCGGTCCATCCAGTAGAGTTCCTCCCGCTCGGCATCAGCCATGATGCGTGCGTGGATCTTGGAGAGCATCTGGAGGGTGCGGTCGTTGGCTATGATGCGCTCGAGCATATCCGATGTATTGGGCAGCTTCATCGCCACCGTCACCGCTATGCGCTGAGTACACTCGAAGCTTCTGCGGCCGTCGCTCTGCATATCCACCTCGCCGTAATCCACGAAGAGGAAGGAGCCGGTGAGCTTGTCGATGCGCAGCTTCAGCTCATCGAACGACTGGCCATATACGTAGTTCTCTATCTCGGGAACCAGTTCCTTCTCCTGCATATTGCCCAGCATGCCGAGTACGGTGGCATACTCTTCCATACTGCGGCTCTCGCCCTTGGTGGCAATACCCTTGGTTATACCTGCAGAAGCAGGAAACTTGGCAAAATATGTAAATAGATCCAATAACATAAGCTTATAATTTTGTCGCAGGAAAGCGTTTTCCTGCCTGGTTATACTATCTTGTTGATGATATCGATGGGCAGCCCCACCTCGGTGGCTATCTTTGCCACGTCCATGCCGGATGCCTTCAGGCTCTTCACTCCGTCGATGGTCTTCTTGCGCAGGATGCGCAGGTAGGTGAGCACGTTCATCTGCTCTACCTGGTGAGCATTGCCCAGCCCGTCCTTCGAGAGGTCGTAGAGCGCATCGGTGGCATCGGTAGTGATGCTGCAGCTGCCCGGCTGCGACTGGAACTGGGTGAGCAGCGAGAATTCCGTCTTCGAGAAGAGGAAGTTGTTTACTGCAGTAAAGTTCAAGGCTATCGCCATGAGTGTATTGTCAGGCAGCTTCCTGAACTGCTGTGCCAGCTTCTGTGCCTTCTCCGAGGAATATTCACCCTTGCAATAGAGCACGGCTGCCAGCAGCGGCAGACTCGCCTCGCCCATATCGAGAAGCTGGCGCGCCTCGATATACTGCAGGGCTGTGAGCGAGCAGGTGAGCGACTGGAAATCCGTATTGATCTCGTAGCCGTAATACGCCTTCTGATCGATGAAGAGGATAGGCAGCTGCTGGCGGCAGAAGCAGAGATCGAGCACTATCTTGCCTTCAGCCTCCTTGAAGATGAAGGTAAGCTGGTCGGCTATCGCCATGAAGTTCTCGAGAGCCTTCTCGTCTCTTTTAATCTTTCCCAGATCCCACTTCATCAGGTAGCAGAGGAACAGGCACTTGATGGCGCCTGGGGGATACTGCCCATTCTCCATGAGCGAAAGCAGCTCTACAAGCTTCAGGAACTGCTCAGAAGTGAGTAGTTCCCATGAGTTCGGGATTTCATATTCCTTCCCGTTGGCTCTTACGGATATCGATTTTTTCATAAGCTATGGCATTAAGTACATATTATCATCCGGCCGGTTCTCTGCCGAGAAGGAGAGGAAATCATTGCCTTCCTGGGCATCGAGCAGCATATCCACATTGTGGAGCAGGTCTTCTGCCTCGCCTTCCAGCTGGGTAGCCAGCAGGAGAGCCCGGCTTGCTTCATCGCTGCCCGAACGGGTGGCGGTATTGTCTTCGAAGAGGTTGCGGATGGTGGCGGGGAATTCCAGGATATCGAAGCGCCGGAGCGATTTCGCCACGGTCTTCTTCACCAGGGCACGCTTCAGCATAGGCAGCGCCTTCTGACCGAACTCGGCAAAGGTCTGGTCTTCCCCACCCTTCTCCAGCCGCTCGAAGTAGGCGCCTATGCTCTCGTCGAGCACCTCCTTCTGCAGGGGTACGCAGCGGAAAAAGAAGAGATACGAGAGGTCGATAGGGTAAATTTCATCGAATTCATCGGCTGTATCTACCTTCAGCTGGCTGAGCATCCTGTAGTAGCTGGTCTTGCGCCAGTCTTCCATGGCTAGGCGGATTTCGGCGGTTTCATCGTCGCTGATTTCCTCGGTAAGCTCCGAAATCAGCGAATCCATCGCATTGAAGTAATTCTCCATATACGAGCGCTTCATGCCTTCAAGCTCGTACTTGTAGAGATTCACATCGTTCTTCCTGCGGTTTACGGCATCGAAGATGATCTGTGTGGCAAGCGTAAGGTTTGCCATGGCTGCACGGAGGAAATCCTTCAGGCAACTGTCTTCATCCCCGATGGCAACAATATCGAAGAACGTATTGCTGCCAATAATGGCAACAATACGCTTGCGTGCGGCAACGGCAGAACCCCGAAGGCTGTCGAAGTCGGCGCTGGTATCAGCACCTGGCGCACTGTTGCAGAACTGCGCGTAGCTGCTGAAGAGGTCTTGGAGTTGAAATTTCTTGTTCATGACTGCTGGCGGTTTAATCGGTCATCCGGAGAGATATCTTCCTGTCGCTGCGGAACCTCGCGGTAGAAGCCCAGACGGCAGCCCTGCCTGTAGAGTTCCGGGAAGTTCAGGCGCAGCGCCCAGTTGAGCGGTTCTGCACATACCTCATCCTCGGAGGTGAGCGACATGATGTAGATGAGATAATTATAATAGGTATCGCTTCCGCTCTTCGAGATCACTCCATCCTTATCTACTGCAGATATGGCGGCATCGAGACCCACGGAGGAGAGAAGAGCCTGGTCGGTGCGCTTGTCGTAGGAGATGAGCGCATCGATGTACTCCTTGTACTTGAGGTCGATGGTCTCTACCTTCCACGCCTGCTCGTGACCCTGGGCATCCATGAAGGAGATGGAGGAGAATCCCTTGCCCTGATTGTCGGCGCCGGAGAGATAGGTGCTGAACTTGCGCACCTCGTCGCGGACGTAGCGTACCATGCACGACTCCTTGAAGTCTGTACCGATATCGATGCCGTTGTACTTCAGTAGCTCCAGCCCCTTCGCCTTGCGCCGCTTGTTCTCCTCGCAGAGCTTGGTCATCTGGGTGCGCTTGCTCTGGATCCAGGCATTCGGAATGATGACGTGCACCTTTGCGGCAAGCGAGTTTTTCAGAAAACTGTTGATGTATCTGGCGGTCTTATTGCTGCCCAGAATGGAAGGTCTGGCTCCCTGATGGGTCTCGTTGGATCCGTAGTATTCGTCCACCGATTTCTCCCGGTGGTGGGAAATCGCAGCGTAATTGTAGTTGTCCACCTCGCTGAAGCTGAACTTCGGATAAACCGAGTAACTTGACAGGCCATAGGCAAATCGACCTACCACTACCTGGCGGAAATCGCTGTAGGAAACCAGCTCTGAAGCCACATCGTGGCGGGTAGTTGCCAGTCGGCAGTAGCGGTTCTCCATGGCTTCCAGTGCTGCCACCGGCTTACCCATGCCTATCATCTTGCCTCGGGTAAAGCGCCACTTCACGAAGAAGTCGCCGAAATAATAGAAGTTCTTGATGCAGGTCTTGCAGAACTCCTCTACCGATGGGATGCCTCGGGAACTCCAGGAGTCGAGCCACTCCATCACTTCCGGCTGCTCCTCGTACTTGCGTACCAGCTTGCCGTCCTCGATAGCCTGCCTATATACTGCAAGCCCATGGCCATAGAGCATCTTGATCTCCTTGGAGTAGAGACGTGGAAGCAGTCGGTTCTCCTTGATCTCCTTGGTTATTTCCTCACACTGCTGGTTGTTGTAGCCGCGCATCAATACCTGATAACCCTGTATGCCCAGGTAGTGGTGCTGCTGCATCCAGAGCGTACCACCGAACGGAGACTCCAGGAGTGGTGACTGGAAGAGCTGCTCTGCACCCAAGGCAGGATCACCCTCGCCCAGCTGGAAGGTGAAGGTATTGCCATCGGCAAGATAGATGCCGGCATTGCCATACATATCTATTTCGTAATCGTTCATAGCCAATCTATTTTGTGTAATTTAAATCCGTCCTGAGGGAACCCCATGTACCTGATGAGAATGCGGTAGCACATCTTGGGATTCCCGTCCTCGTCTGTATAGAGGAAGTAGTTCTCCCCATCGATGGCGAAGCGCTCCCTTGGCAACTGGGTGCGGTACTTGCAGTGATGGCGCACCTGAAGCTCGGTGCTTGCCTCGTCTCTCTGCCTGGAATAGGGAAAGAAGACCAGGGTAAACTCCCCATCGGGCAGCTTACTGATCTCTCTGGCCCACTGCAGCGCCGTGATGCCATCCATGATGATGTTCTTGCTCTTTTTGCTCATAACGATGCGAAGTTAGCAAAAAAATATCGCCCTGCAAAAGACCGGCTGCACCCTGCTGCCGTCATATTTCCGAGAATCGTAAGGCCTGCACCTCTATTCCTCTTCCCAGCGGTGCGTGCACAATTCCGTGACACGTTTTTCTGGGATTTTTCCCTGCCGGGGCTGCTTGGGCTGATTATCAGCATCTTGCGTTTTGCACCCCTTCATTTTACCTGAATTATTGATTCCTGCAGTAATTTTATTGCCGCAGAAATGGGATATTATCCACCGTTTATATCTCGAAATTGTCGGGTAAATCGGTAGGATACGTACTTAATTCCGCCTTCACGGCATCAGAATACAGGCCGTAGAGCAGGTAAATCATGGCTGAAGGAAGCTGCGTGGTGAGCCCTGCCTGGTTCTTGAGCTGCTGCTTCTTCTCCGAACTCTTGTCGAGCTCTATCTTGCCCTCCGTCTTCTTCAGAGGAGAGATCATGATGGCGCTGCACAGGTTCTTGCACTCGTTCTCGTCGATGCGCACAATAGGAAGCAGCGGGCTCCGCTCCCCGAAGAGCATCTGGCAGAGCTTGAACTGCTGCCAGTGGTAGATGGTAGGTGCATCCTCGTTGTAGAGCACCACCATGAAGCCGTATGACTCCAGGGCAGCCTTCAGGTTGAGTGAGTCGGTGGTTATCTGTTCCCGTTCCTCCCTGCGCTTATTGCCGGCGCGGTCCGGATAGAGATAGATGGTCTTGTTGACTGCTGCGGATCCGAAGAACTGGTGCACCTCTGCCACCAGGTCGTTGTAATCCTTGGGCAGGAAGGCAAAGAACTCCTTGATGATATCGAGCCGTCTGCCATAGTCCTTCTTCTGGGCTACGATGAGCGACTGGAAGTTGCCAGGGTCATAGCCCATGTAGAGCGGTTCCTGAGGGTCGTAGTGAAGCAGATACTCGGCAGAAAGGATAAATCTATCCTTCAGGTTCAGGCGAAGAATCGACTCATACTTGTAACTGTCCTTGAACTGATGCCTTACGTGGTCGTAGTTGATGAAGAACTTGTTGGTCACTTCCTTGTGGCGGATGGCACAGATGGCAGTGAGGAACTCATCGGTATCAAGGGTATCGAGCTGCGTCTTGAAGAACTTAGGGCCCAGGATATCCTTGTTGCAGAAGGAGGATGCACGGATGTAGAAGATGGCGTTGCGCCTCATGTCGGCAAGGCGCGGCTTCCATCGCTCCACGAAGGAATTGAGCCTGACCGTCTCGAGTCGCATCTTCTCCAGGAGTACCGGATCCTTGGAGTCTCGCTCCTGCTGTCTGAGGATGAAAAGCCGATAGAGGCTCCTGTTAAGCTCCAGGGAAACGGTGGCGATCTCCTCGATAAGCTTCGGGTTTACCTTCTTCTCGTATTCCTCGAACCAGTCATCTTCTCCGAGGTCAACACGGGCGGTATCACTCACGCCGGTAACACCTTCATAGTAAGCAGAACATCGCACATTGGCTGGACCTCCACGCAAAGATGGGAAGAGTCGAGTCTTCAGCTTCTCTCCGCTGTTGTGCTTCATCTCCTCCACGAAGGCGTGCACGGCATTTCTACCTGCTACGGATTCCGGCTGGTCGCTTGATACCAGCTGAAGGTGGGCGCCATTGCGGAAGATCACGCTATGCTTGGCATAGGCTATCGGGTATCTCGGCTTGCGGAAGTGGGAAGGCAGCGTGCTCTCCCCTACCACGTAATCGATGCCATATTCGAGCATGGGGCGCTGCTGACCATTCACCACAACCTGGCGGGAGAAGTATGCCTGGATGTTAGGCCAGACGTTGGTCATCAGCGCCACGTAGGTCTTGTGGACCAGGAAAGATAACTCTCCCGGCATATCGTTGGCAACACGTATCAGGCGAGGACCCGTTACGCCTTCGGTCTTACCTCCGGCACGGGCTACCTCGGCAAAAAGCATATTGGGGTCGATGATGTTGGCAAGCAGCTGCATGTTGTTCATGTAGTAGTGCTCGAACTCCCCTAGGGTATTATCATTCAATATCAGTTGGCTCATCGCTTAAATCCTCCACAATTTCCGCTTCCTGAATGTCAGCGTCACGAAGCAGACGTTTCTTCTCTGAACTCTCGATAGGCAGGCCATCGATGAGTGATATATAAAAACCGCGGTTGTGCTTGGCAGCAATCTCCTTGAGACTCTTTTTCTGAAAACCCAACTCCTCAGGAGTGATCTCAGGAGTGATGAGGAACACCACGCCGAGGTCTCTATCGGCTTCTGCCTGCTCGGACGCACGGCGGCGGCATTCCAGGGCTTGGTCCATACATGCCTTCTGCATCTTGTAGTCGCGACTGGCTGAGCAGAGCTTGGCAAGGTCTTCATACTTGTTGGCAAAATCGTTCTCCCAGACCTTGATGCTCACGTTGCAGTCAACATTGAAGTAGGATATCGCCTGGTTGATGCGGGTCATGCAGGTACGCACATCGAGGGTAATCTTCTGCTGCGCGGCAATGCGCTGCTTGAGCTGGCGGGCTCCACGGGTAATGTTGCGCTCATACTCGTAGATCTCGGCAGCCCACTGCAACTGCTTCAGGAAGATCTTCACGTCTTCCGGAATGCCTTCACCATCGCCTGTGGTCAGGAAGGTGGTGATAAGATCCGGATGTACACTTTCCAGTTTTTCTATCTCACTTTTCATACGCCGAACAACTCCTTTCTCAGTTTAAGTTCCTCCCGGTCCTGCATACGCTCGTTCAGAAGCTTGATGGCATCGAGGTCTCCGGCTTCTGCCTGCTCGGCTATCTTGGCGTCTGCCTTGAGCTGAGCTTGCTCAAGCACTCCTCCGTTTTTGACCATCTGAACGCAGGTTTCTGCTATCTTTCGTAATTCCTTCTTATCCATCTGATTGATCTCTGTATTGTTCCATCACCATCTTGAACATGCGTTCACGCTCCTGATGGCGCTGGAGGTTCTCACGGTCGCTGGCACGTTTGTCCTTGCGATCGTTCCTTTTAATATAACTCTTGTAGCGCTTGATATTATCGAGCACGTTCTTATGCTTGTGAAGAAACTCGGCAGGGTCCTTCCTGAAGAGCTCCACGAGCTCATCGAACTCAGACTTGCCTCTCAGAAGCGGGTGCTTATAGAGGAACTTGCCTGTATCGTTGTATGCCTTCAGCTCCTCGAAGGCCTGAAGGTTACGGATGCGGAGTTCTGCCATGGCAGCCACGTCCCGCTCCTTTGGCTTCTTGTCTAGAACCTCGTCGAGTTTCTTCATCTTGCGCCAGGTGTTGATACGGTCGTTGTAGATGACGGTAGCCATCTGCACGTCCTCATTATAGAGATTATCCCAGTCGATGTTAGGATATTCCTCTTCCTTTTGGACTACTTTTTTTTTCCGTCTTCCTCCTGCCCGGCAGCTTCAGCGGTTTCTTCTGGTGGCGCCTTGCCTTCAGGAGTATCAGGAGTTTCTTCCGTGCCTGGGGCATCTGAAGGAGTTCCTTCCTTGTCTTGGGCATCTGAAGGAGTTGCTTCAGAAGGTTTCTCTTCCTCTTGTTCCTTCGTTAAAGTTTTACTTGAGTCATCCGAGCCTTTCTCGGCTTCATCTGCTGAAGTTTTGCTTGAACCATCTGGATCTTTCTCCTCTTCACCACTTAAAGTTTTACTTGAACCATCTGGACCTTTCCCGGTTTCATCCGTTAAAGTATTGTCTGAACCATCCGGACCTTTCTCCACCCCGCCCGTTAAAGTTTCACTCGAAGCATCTTCCATGCCTTTAATGAATTTGCGGTTATCCTCGATTTCGTCTGCATCGCAGATATCCAGGAGTGCATAGAGAATTTCATCAGCGTAACGTTGAGGGTCACGGGCAAAACGGGTAAGCTTAGGATGGCGTGGATTTTCGTCATCCAGGAGCGAGAGGTCTGCCTTGGCATGTTCCTCTCCTCTCAGCTGATTGAACAGCTGCAGTTTTTCTCTTCTGTTATACATACCTTATTATATATTAATAAAGGTGCGCCACCCTTTTGATGGCGACACACCTTTTGAGAATTTAGAAGATAAATTATTTTGGGAAATAGAATTATTTACTTACAGCCTTCTGCTGAGTAGTATCAGCCGAGCGACTAACTGCATCAGTAGCCACACCAAGAGGATCCTCTGCATAGAGACAAGGGAGATCGACAGATGTGCGCTTGAAGGTGAAGGTGGTGTAACGGCCATCCTTGTCGTCCTTGGTCTCGGTGTTATTGAGAATCATTGGTCGCTCTGGCTCACCGATGATATACCACTGGGTATCCTTCACGTGCTTATAGAGAATGATGAACTTACCGCCGGCATACTGCTCGATGAAGTTGTAGAGATCCACACGAGTACCGCCCATGATGATCACCAGGTTATTCTCACCGGAAGTTGTGATGTCTCCCTTCTCGGTCGTAGCGGTGAACGTTGGAATGTCGTGGGCATCGAAGAGATAAGCCTTCAGCGTATCTGCAGCTGCGGTTTTAAACGGCATCGCCTTAACCTTTCGGTCTTTATCCGGCTGCGGGAACGCCTTGGTCATATCGATGAGAGTTGTAGGAACCAGCACAACCTGATAAGCGATAGCAGAACCATGGGTGTCGCGGTCGGTTACATCATCGATGGCGGTAAGGGCTACGAATGAAGCCATAGAGACACCGGCTCCACCCATACCCATGGATGATGTTGGATTATCAAGCATCTGAAAGAGCGAGACAATGCCAAGCAGCATCATGATCGTCATGAAGAGAAGACGGCCCTTGTGCTGGGCATAACTGTATCCCTTGTTGGGATTGTACGCACGGTGACGTACTGGAATATTGTTTTTCTTCATAATCTTTTCTGAAAATGTAGGCAGGGCACATGGTGTACCCCACCTACGAATTAACACTAAATACTAATATATTATGAATTAACGTCCACCAGGAACGTTAGGCTGAACTGCCTTGTTGACGGTTCGCTTGCCACCTACGCGGCGCTCAAGCTCACGGTACTTGTTATCCTTGCCGAGGATAACCATGATGTAGTCACCTGGCTGGCTAGGAGTCCACTCGGCTGTGATGTTGGCGAAATTACCGCTCTTGGCGATAGTAAGACCGTGGGTAGCATCGTCCTCACCAATCTCGATGCAGTAAGCTACACCCTGCTTTGCCTTCTTGATTTCAGTGATGGCTGTAGCAGAAGTCTTGGCATCTGAGATGTGCCAGAAGCCGCTTCCGCCGTCAATCTCAGCACCGATGACTGTAGCAGGCAGGTTGGTAAAGATCTGCTGGAACTCGTAGTCGTTGTCGTCCATTTCAACCTTGGTTTCGAACTTGCGACCAGTGAAGGCTGCACCGCAACCCTCCTTCCAGGTACTCCATGCACGAACCATCTCCATCTGCTCCTCCATCTTCACGGCAAACATCTCGCCTGGGAGATACTCCACGAACTGGAGGTTGCCAGGAATATCCAGGAACATCCAACAAGACTTACCCTCGTATGGGAGCCACTTAATTTGAATGGTAGAGTCTGGCACACGGTTCTTGTAGCCATCAGGACCAGTGAAGTCGAGATCCTTACCATAAGTCTCGCGGCAGTTGGCAAGCCACCAGTCGATGTGATTCTCGTTGAGATAGAGAACGTGCTTATCGAGTGTCATACCTTCGGTGAGGTGAGTCTTGACGTCTGTGATGAACTCCTTGACCGCATCCAGCATGTTAGCTGAAGTGTAGGTGTTGTAGCTCTTGTTGGCAAATGGCTTGATGCTGTAGTCGTGGATATAGCGAAGCAGGGTGTACCAGATACCAGTACCAGCATTGAGATAGCTGGAAGGCTGACCATCCTCTGGCTTCACATAGATACCACGCATACGGCGCTGGTTCTGCTCGTCCTGAGCCTTCTTGAGAAGGTTGAGCAGGCAGAACTCAATCATAGACCACTTGATAGGATCAGAACCCTCCTTGTTGAGGTAAGCGATATACTTACGCTCAATCTCCTTCATCGGACCGAACTGTACCTTAATCATGGCGTCATCCACGTAACCCATCTCGTTCTCGAGCTGCATGCCGCCCTTGTAGATCTCACCTGGCTGGTAGCCCTGAGATACCTCATCGAAGAAGGCATTGAAGAGGATATCGCGGTCCTGCACACCATAACGAACTGGGAAGTATTCGGTAAGATTGCGAAGCTCCAGGATACGTGCGATAAGAGCATCCTGACGGAGGATAACAAACTGATCTCCCAAGCCGGCATTATCCACACCGCCATAGTTGGTGGCGAACTGGCCTGAAGCAAGCGCCTTGCCATCACCAAGCTCATTGCGGCTCTGGTGATACTTGTAGCGCTGCTGAAGAGATCTTGCGAACGCCATAGACTCCTTGCGGAATGCCTTGCCATCGCTCTCCTCGTCAGGTTCAGACGCTAAGGCAAGTGCCGGATTAACTGTAATCTGGTTCCAGCGCTTCTTCATATCAAACAAGGAATGCTCGATGCCGAAGAGATAGTTGCTGTTCGACTCGAAGCCGTTGATAGGAATAGAAGGAGCAGTAACGTGAGCAGCAGGCTTGTCAGGAGCAGTACCCTGTGCCATCTTCATCACGTTCTCTGCGAGACCAGACACAGCCTTGGTGAGCTGCTCGTAACTTACGTTCTGAGGAGCACCGGCAGGCTGCTGGCTGTTCTCATTCTTTTTGCCATCATCAGAATCCTTTCCCTCATCATCATTGTCGCCATCATCACCAGCGGCATTGTTGGCCTTGGATACGATAGCGTAGAGGGAGTTGATCTGCTGCTGATGCTCTGCCTCTTCGGCTGCACTGTTCTCGGCTGCAAGGTCATCGACGAGAGTACTCTGGTACTCCTTCTGGTATTCCTCGCAAAGAGCCTTGTACTCCTCTGAAGTCAGGCTCTTGTTCTCGAACTTCTTGACGAAGCCAAGCTTCTCGAGAACTTTGTTAAGTCTTGCTTTGAAATTCATATAAACAAATTAACTAAATATTAAAACAACAATAGAAACAAACAAAATTCTTATCTAAGTATTAACAGAATCCATACAGGTTCTGGGTTCCCATATAAGCATCTCCCATCTGGGCAACCTCGGCAATAGCCTCGAGCAAGGTACGCTTGCCATCGATGAGTCCAACTTCCTCGGCAGGATCCGTATAGAAACTCTCGCCCTGAAGAACCGGAGCATCGTCGCCGAGTTCAGATAGTTTAGGGCGCATAGCCTTGACTTCTGCCAGGAACTGCTCGTTCATCGGATCGAGCACATTCTTGATGTACTCTTCTGTCTTGCCATCCTTCAGATCCTCGAAGACCTTATTCTTTCTGGTCGAATTGGTAGCCTTGGCGGTAATCTTCTTCAATCCCAGCTTCTCAAAGTAAGGCTCGAAGTTCCAGAAGGAACACATTGTACCGATGCAGCCTACGAAGTCGTGACTGGTCGTTGCATAGAGCTTCTGACCATGACAGCCGATATAATAGGCTGCTGATGCACAATATTCCTCGTAGATGGCGAGAATCGGCTTCTTGGCATTGCGCAAAGTCTCACTCAGACGGTCCATATACCAGGCTTCTCCTCCAGGAGAGTTGATATGAAGCAGGTGGGCAGATATCTGAGGATTATTTTCTGCAGCTATGATATCCTGTTCCAGCTGTCTGGAAGAGAAGTACCAGTAGCTATCTGCTGACACGACACCAAATATACGGTGGTAGGCGATAGATCCTTCATTCAGCGAAGGAGAATCATATTCGTCGGTAAGCTGCACATCCTTGGTCTCTTCACTCTGGGCAGCCTTGGAGGATAGGATCTCCAGAGCTTTATGGGTCTCATACTGATAGAATGTATGAGTCTTGAGATATTCCCGAACATCGGCTAAGGTCATCGCCTGCTCGGCTCTCTTGTGTTCGATGCTAGCCACGTTACTATATAACGGGAAAGCTGCCACCATCAGCCGACGGTAGGCATCTTCCGTGATCCATAGCGGATGCGTGGAGAGCAGAAGGGTCTGTATTTCGTCCATCTTGATATAAGTTTTCTACAAAGGTACATTATTATAATAGGTATAGAAAAGACCTTACCCAAGCGGATTGCGGAGCATTTTGCAATTAACTATCAGTTTCGCCTTGACGAGATGCTTCACGAGCTGCACCCTCGCCGGAAGATCTTCCGTACCTATTTTATATTCCACAGGATCCTGCGAGCCACCTGCATGGCTAACATCTGAGAGGGAGACAATAGCGTTGCGAGCAACCCTAAGCTCATTAATCATATCATTATCGGGCAAATCGACCACGAAAGTCTTGCTGCAATCCCAATACACGCCACCGTTATCCTCGGTCATGGCTGGTTCAAAAGTGAAGGGATCTGCCATAAATATATCCCACTTTTCGGGGCTCCCGACAAGGGAGACACCCACAAGACAAGAAAATTCTATCATAATACGTATTTTTAGAGTGATTATTGCTAAATTTTGGGTGACAATATTTTATACTCGGTATGTATTAAAAATAATTAAACACCGCGTTTTTTTTGATATTTTCGCGGAATTTTAGGGCAGAGCCGCTGTCGGTAGCGATAAAAGTTCTTCAGTAGCGCATCCGATGATATCGACTTCAGATGGTACGTTCTGATGAACTCTTCCACGACATCCTGGTTGCGCTTCGGCCTTCCAAGTTCCTCGTTCTCCAGCATGATGCGGTGGAACTCGAAGTTGAAAAGCAGACGGATGTGTTCCTCTATCTTCTTTGCTGCCCGCTGCGACAGATAGTTGTAATAGGCAGGATCCTTACCCGGATGACCATCCATACAGGAGCGGCGGGAAGGAAGATAGATGGTGAGGTTACAGTCTTCTTGGCCAACGCTGTTCGCATCCGGCTTGGCCATGAGATTCCACACCACGTAATACAAATCCGTGGTGTAAGGTATCTTTACTCCGCCCGTTTCGGGCTCAATTTCCAGCTTTTTTTGAATGTACTCTGCCAAATATGGCTCGATTCTGACTGAAGCAATTCGTTTCGTGAGACGTTTTTTTCTTTCCATATTGTTTTTGCTCATTTTTGCGTCCTACCGTCCTACAATCCTACAAATCGCAGGTACGATAATGCAAAGATACTAAAAATCAGCGAGTTAAGCAAATTTAATCAAACATTTTTTCGACCTACACACTCATTTTTTCGCGTCCTACACATCCTACAATCCTACAAATAGGGGTATTTTGTAGGAAGAAAATGTAGGAAACGGCAAAATGTAAACAATCCTTATTTCCTACAACATCCTACAATCCTACACCATTTCCTACAAATCTCACAAAACCGCAAAAACAACCTAACTAACTGATAATAAGATATATAATAGATAATAATAGTTTGAAAAGAAATGCATTTGTAGGATTGTAGGATTGTAGGAAGGTGTCTTTCTAAAAAACATTTTCAAAACATCGCTTTTCCCGGTTATTTTTGTAAAATTAGGGGGTACGGGGGATTTTTCGCATCTGGAAACCTCGCATATGTAAGAAAAATGCCCACGCTCACCCTCCCGGGTTTGCGTGGGCAGAAATATGCGAAATCAACTCAAAATAAATGCTTTTTCGCTTGGTTTTCTCGATTATTTTTTGTATCTTTGTATCGTTAAATTGGGGCATTATATACCTATTGTAAGGTATGAAAAGCCGTCCTTCTAGAACGGCTTCCCTCCCATTATTCCGGCATCAGTCTGGTCAAACGGAATGCAGCCAGGCTTGTATTCCTGGGAATTAATATTAGTATTAGACTCCCCATTCGCTTCTGGAGCGCCCTGAGGGGTATTCTCGGCAGGGATATCCCCTCGTCTGAAGTCGATGTTGTACATCTCCATAAACTTATCATAGTCGATGATAATAGCACTGGTGGATGTAGAGCGCTCTTTGCGGACTCTCACCATCGTCTCCTGATCGTCCTGCTTGGCTACCTCGACGGTCTCTTCCCAGGTGAAGCGTCTGGATGGTACGGTTCCAATATATGATGGATGAGAACGAAGATTCTGCTCCAGGGTAGATAGCGTCGTGTTCTCGCTGTTGTATCCACTTCTGTCGTAGATGGAGTACACGCTGCTGAGACGGAGGAACAGAACATGCGTACCAGGCTCGAAAGCGAACGTTTTCTTGTCTCCGTGAGAATCCTTACCCGTAACACTCTTAGGCTGCTCGATGAGCATTTCTCGACCAACGAGCACCTGTTTGGTATCGATCATGTTGTTGACTGCGTTGAAGAACATAGCGAGCTTGTCTGTACTTCGGATCAGAGATAACTGGAACTTAATTTTCTCCTGCACCAGGGTAAAGAACTCCTCGTATGTAAACGGAAGCTTCAGATCCGAATATCGCTCCACCAGTTTCACCATTCCCAGGAATAAGGAAGCAGTCTTCATCAGTCGGTCCATCTCACCGGAATTGATTACGTCACTCTTCAGCTCGCTGTAGGCTTCCTGCTTGAGTGCTCTGAAGTGATCCATCACGGCAGGGCGAAGCGACAACACCTTCAGTAATACGTTAGACAGACCAATATTCTTCTCTATATTCTTCAGCTCCTCAAACAGCTTCGTCTCTTCCGGCGTTCTGTTCTTAGGCTTCGGAACCTCGCAGATGATGACTCGGCTCATAAGAGCATTATCATCGCGCTGAGGGGTCTCCTGGCCACAGATAACCACAGGCGCAAATACCTTATCGTTTTCGATATCTCTTCCCGAGGTTCCACGGCGCTTCTGCTTACCATCACCATCATATACTATACCCTTCAGCGCCTGGAACTTGGTGTCTGAGATATCCTTATTATTATATTCATCGAGAACAACCGGAACATCACGGAATGTACCCATCATCGTGCTCATGGCCGCATCCGTACCTGTATTAAGGTTGAATATCGGGATGGTAGGGCTGATGAAGAGAGAGCGGATAGATATCGCGATCTGGGTCTTACCTGAAGACATCGGGCCCATAAAAAAAGGGGCTGTGAAGAGTCGATCCAGGCAGTGTATGTTACTTCTGAAGGCACACATCAATGCAAAAACGATAGCCCATTTGCCGTTATCATTAATCTTATAGACCTTATCCATCAAGGATGCCCATTTCTCGAAACTGACCTGCTTGTCAGCAGGAATATCATCGTATGTCAGCTGAGATATCAGCTCGTACTTGTCTGACTGACGCCCGGATCCGGCGTAAATGGTTGAAAACGCAGGAAGATAATAGTTCATGTGATTGTGGGTGACAACGCCCAGCTCATTAACCTTCTCAAATACATATTTCCCGTCCTTGTCTTCGTGGGCAATTCCATTGGCAAAAGCGAAAAACTGCTCATCAGTCTTCCGGCTCATTCCCTCCGACTGCTGGTTGCCATATACCTGGATCTCCCGGCACTGAACAAAATGGCGGCTCATATATTCCTTGATACGCCTCCACTGCCATTCTTCTCCGTCTGTGAAGTTAACTCCTTCATAGTTGATAAGAACGTCCTCGATGGTACTCATCTTCTTCAGAGAGCTTGACAGTACCTCGATATATAATGGCTTGTCGAAGTATCTGCGGTTCACCTTCAGTACTCGCTTATTCTGCTCAAAGTCCTCATTGAAAATATGGAGCAGAGGAACCATATAGAAGTCTGCAACCTGAGAGAATCCACGTCCGTTCTTGTTCTGGAACATATAGCAGACCGGTATTCCCTGCTTGTTAAGACGAGGATAATACTTGCACTCACGAAACATCTGTGCGTACTCTCCCTCCTTGACATAACTGGGAACTTCATCACCGTCAAAGTCATCATCATAGAGATCATCCTTCAGGGCATTCGCCTTCATTACATTTTTGCGCTTGTTGACGAACGGCTTACGGATCTCGTCGAACTGGCCCTTGGATAGCCCTAATTTACTGCAGTAATGGTTTTTGTTGACAGTTATCACAGTTTCCTCCGCATAGCTGGTCAGCTCGATACATCTGGTAATGATCGGGACCTTGTCGCCTAGGAATCCGGACAGCAGCTCTCCATGTATGCGGATATAGAAATCGATGAAGGATTCTACCTTGTCCTCGTGCATGACTCTTATCTGAGAGATACCAGCCTTGTACATCTCCGCGAGCGTCGCCATATAGGTACTATCCTCTCCCGTAGTGGTATTGATACTGCATCCCTCTTCGGTGGTGACGAAATAACAGCAGATACGTCTGAGGTTCTCGATATCTGTCGAGGATGGCGTGCCGGCAACATACACGATAGGATTATCTCCGTATGATTCCATGAACGTATCTATCGATGAGGTTACTACAGCAGGCTCGTTGTTTCTCAGATTCTCCTTCAAACTATCAATACCAAAGATGCCATGCTGCAGGTTTTCCTTCTTGACACTATCTACATTACGGCGGATATCTCTTACCTTATCCTCCAGGATGGTCATTTTCGTATCGAAGTCTCTGGCCATAGTCTTCATGTACTCGAGACGGAGCCCTGCATCCTGTACGCAGGCTATGAGATTGGAGATTGTATTCATTGCTGTAGCAATGACTGCTTCATCCTTGCAACCACGAGGAACCAGCATTCTTTTCATAGCCTTCGGGAAGGTCTCGATAACTTCAGATAGCTTCTTTTTTGTTTCTTCCTTGCAGAGCTGGCCATAGCCGTCTGGGTCGTACCCTTTTGGCAAGCGGATGCACTTGACACTTGCACCAGCCTTCAGCAGCAGCTCGCAGTTCTTGACAGCAGCCTTCATACCTGCATCATCAGCATCATATATCATGACAACAGACTGGGTGAAGCGCATGATAAGCCTTACCTGGTCGTCAGTAAATGCGGTTCCGGATCCGCCGATGACATTCTCTACCCCATATTTATGGAGGGTAATGACGTCAAATTGCCCCTCGACAAGATAAGCAAATCCTTCTTTGGCGATTGCTCTTTTAGCCTGGTAGAGTCCGAAAATGTGCTGACCTTTTCTGAAAATAGGAGTCTCCCCAGTGTTGACATACTTGCCGGCATTATCATTCGGAGTGACGATTCTTCCGGAAAACGCAACAATTCTTCCTGATACATCGTAGAACGGAAACATGACACGATCACGGAAGAAATCATAGCTTCTCCCATCTTGAGACTTTCCCAATACTCCAACGTCTGTGAGAACCTTGAGATCATATCCGTTCTCCGTAAGGTGCTTCATAGCTACATTGCCAACTGGTGCGTATCCAACACCATATTCCGCAAGCGTCTTGTCAGTATAGTCATAGCCACGACGCTTGAGGAAGCTTTCTGCCTGAGATAGGTTCCCCTGATAGAATTTGGCAGCTGCAGCAATAGCTATGCGGCGAGATTCCAGAAGTTTATATGCAGCATTTTCTTCAGGAGTTGCCTCCTGCTCTGGGAATTCTACATCTGCAAGCTTGCAGGCCATTCGCAGAGCCTCAGGAAATGTGATCTGATTGTACTTCTTCAGGAAGTCCAGGACATCTCCATGTTCTCCGCAGACGAAGCAATGATAAGTCTGCCTCGTCTTGCTCACCATCATGGAAGGATGACTATCATTGTGGAACGGGCAAATGCCCTTGTAATTGATGCCTGCCTTCGTGAGGGTGATATATGAACCGATTACGTCAACAATATCCAATTTACTCTTGACGTCCTCGATGAAGTTTGAGTTGATTTTCATATCTTACATATTTATTAATCGAAAAGATTAAGCTGAAGGGAATCAAATGCCTCCGAGATCGTGATGTTGAAATATTCGGCAACAGCCTTGTATTCCTCCGGTTTGATTGACTTCCGCCCGAAGAACAGATCCCAATATCTCACCTGGTTAATTCCAGTCTCCCGGAAAAAGAACTTGCTCGGATGAAAGTCTTCGAGATGACGGAAACGATATTCCAGCAGCTTCTTCAGTCGGTTTTCTTTTACTACCTGATGTTTGTCGTCCAATCTATGACGAAGCGCATAGAGACGCACAGCCATGACGGAACGGCCGAGATTGGCAGACAACTCCTCAAGACTCATCTTACCGTAGTTGTTAACCAGGTAAGTCACTTCTTTCTTGTTCCATTTTTTATTGCTCATTTTTGCAGATAGGTTTATTAGCGTATTCAACATATCTTTTCTGCGGCAGGCAGAATCTGCCATTGATGCAGGCTCTGCCATCCACGCATTTCATACATTCCAGAGGTGGCATCGCTATTTATTTTTGATGTGTTCGTGGTAATAAGCAGAGACTTGGGCCAGAGAACGCATCTGCAGTTTAGCCTTGATATTCTCTCGGTGGCGCTGCACTGTCTTTACAGAGATGCATAATCTGTCTGCAATCTCTTGTGCTCTGAATCCCTTGGAGATAAGTTCGATGACCTGCAGCTCCCGATCTGTCAGCTTTGAATCCAGCTTCGGCTTGCAGATAGCACCCTCCATTCTGCACTCACCGCGAAGAGGGCATTTAACCTCTTCGAAATGGAAGAATCCGTCTGCATCAATATCTGGAGTGTGAGCGTCATACTCACCAAAGTTGCATCTGCAGAACCTGGAAACAATATTAAACTCGTAAACCTTGCGATTCAATTCGCTTGCAGTATATAGCTCACAGAGAGCTTTGAAGGCCTGAGGATATCTGTTCTTGACGACATCAAGCATCTCCTCTATGATATCTCTACTCTCCGGCGTAAGCTCTTGCACCGGCTTCCCAATCGGCTTGTACATGACATCGCCTTCTGGGGTATTGTAAAACTCTATCGACTCCATACTATTGACAATTAGGAAAAAGTTCGCTCTCCTGCATACCAAGATATCCAGAGACAAGACCTCTGCATAGAGCGTTCGGTTCGGACTTGCCCTGTATCCATCTATAGACGGAACTATTAGACACTTTGCATAAGCTAGCAATCTCCTCCACGGCCTTGGTTCGTGGATAGGGAAGACTTTTCATGTACTCACTAAAACCCATTTTATTAAATTTTTGTTTGAAATTAGCATTATGTGCGATATTTTTTGTATATTTGCACCGTGCGAAACATTTGCACGGTGCAAAAGTATAATATTTCGGTGATATAACCAAACATTTCACTGATTATTTTATATTTTTTCAGCATTTTGAGTGAATTTGTTTGAAATTAGATATAATTATGTGTACAGAAGAAACTACAGTAACAACAGAAACTATCGGTGATCGCATCAATGGCATCATCGAGAGAGAAGGTCACACCATTGCAACTTTTGCTAAGAAGATCGGTGTACCTTGGACGACAATCAAGAATATCGTATCAGGAAGAAACGCTCCTGGTTACGATATCATGTTGAAAATCATTAATGCCGTCGATTGGGTCGATGCTAATTATCTCCTTCTGGGTGAAGAGCTCTCGAAGGGTAATCAAGCTAATCTGCTGAAGATCGTCGAGCGCCAGAACAAGACTATCGAGAGCCAGCAGCAGACCATCGATAGACTTACGAAAAAGATGCTGGAGCAATAGCATTTTAACGAGTTTTTATGCACCGTTTTGCGCGAAAAAGCAGCGCTTTTATCAAACATTTGTTTTATACAATCCACACAAACATTTGATTATCAGCGTTTTGTTTGATGCGTAACTCGGTGCATTCTCGGTGTTTAATATGTAATTTTCAGAAAAGCTCTAGTTGATTATCAGGCAGTTACACGGGTGTATTGTAAAATAAAAAATCGCAATTTTCTTTCAAGATTGTACCATTTTTGAAAATATTCTGTATTATT